TTGTGCAGACATTATCTTATTCTTATAGCCCTGCAGAACTAAAACCATTAGGCATTGAGTCTAAGGCTTTAGGTTTGCCAAAGAAAGGTTTAACAGCAGGTCAAGCATTGCAAGGTGCTCGGTTAGCTAGTGGATTGTTAGCACAAAGACCACAGCAACCACAATTAAGACAGCCACAGTTGCAGATGCCACAAATTAGACCAGCAGGCGCAGTTGATTACTCTGGTCTATTAGGCTTAATTACACCAAGAATGGCAGCAAGAAATCCAAATTCTTTACTAGGATAAATTATGATTGACTTATCAGCTTTATTCGGTCAGCAACCAGACTACACAGCATTTACTAGCGCAGCCGATCAACAGAGAATGCAGTCGAATGCATCTCAACAGGCTTTGCTAAATGCAGCTATTGCATTATTAGGTCAATCTGGAACTAGACCATATCCTGTAAGCACAGGTCAGGCATTGGCAGGCGCACTAGCAGCAGGATCAGAAGGCTATAACCAAGCATTTGACCGCACTCTTAAACAGATGGTTACTGGTATGCAGTTAGAGGACTTCAAGCGCAAGCGTCAAGCACAAGACTTGGCACGCCAAGCAATTTCTCCACAGCCAACACCTATTCCTATGGCTACAGGCAAGGGATCTCAGTTAGAGATGTTGTCTCGCCCTGAATTTGGTGGTGATATGGCTGCTCCTGAAACTGTTGCAGCATTAAGAGAAAATCTGCCAAAAACTCCTCAATTAGATGTAAATAAACTAATTCAAGCAATTTCTATTGTTGATCCAGTAGAAGGTGCAAAACTTCTAATGAAAGAAGATAAAGCACCAGATGCTATTAGACAGTTTGAGGCTTTCCAAAAAATGAAGCCAGAAGAACAAAAAGCATTTATTAACTTCAAACAAGCATCAGCACCAACCACAATGCTATCTTTGTCTGAAAAAGGTTTAGATAAAATTGATGCAGAAAGGGTGGGAGAATTTTCTGCATCCGCTTCACAAGCAAGAAACTTTGCTACCCAAGCAGCAGCAGTTAATGGATTACTTAAAGGCAAAGGTGGTGGTGATGTTGTTAAAGTCGGTGCAGATATTGCTAAGACATTTAACCTTAAAAGCGATACTGTTACTGCTAATGACTTGGCTAATTCTATTGCTATTCGTGGTGCTACAGGTCTCAGAGCACCTGGTTCTGGCTCTACATCTGATATGGAATTTAAGTCATTTATTTCAGCATTCCCATCACTATCTAATAGTGAGCCAGGTCGTGCATTGATGGCAAAAGGTGCAGAAGCATTTGCTAAGAGATCTGCATTGTTATCTGATAAGGCTAGAGAACTTTATAAACAAGGCAAATATTCTGATGCTGCTATTGCTGCTTATGACTCTGAACTTGGTGCTGTGTTAGATCCTAAAGAATTAGCACCATTTTTATCAGGCGGATCAGCACCAAAGCCACCAAGACTAGACTTTAGAAATCCGCAACAACGAGGATAAAAAATGGCAGAGAATGGAAAAATAGTAAGGTTAAAAGATGGTTCTGAAGCTATTTTTAATATTAAAGATTCTTTAGCTGAAATTGATAAAATATTATCAACACAAGGGCTAGAAAGAGATACATCTGTAAAGCCTTATGCTGAAAGAGGTGCTGTAGATACAGCATTAGCTAAGATAAATTTGCCCATAGTGCAAGGTGTTACTGGTGTTTTAGGTTTGCCAGCACTAATCCAAGAAGGATTGCAACTAGGTGCAGAAAAAATCTCTCAAGCAGTTATGGGTCGGACTCCAGAACAAACAAGAGCTGGTAGACCAATTGCTACATTGCCTACACCTTCTCAAATGCAACAAGCTGTTGGTGAGTATATCCCTATGCAAAGGGCTGAGAGCTTTCCTGGTCAATTAGCACAGACAGCAGTTCGAAATGTAGTATCTGCTCCTGTTCCTGGTGCTGTATTGCCTTCTTTATTGGCTGCTGGTGGAGAAGAAACATTGGCTTATCCATTTAGAGGCACAGACTTAGAGCCATATGCTAGAATGGTGGGCGGTGTTACTGCACCATTGGTGTCTGCTCCTACTGTAATGCGGTCTCCATTAGAAAGAATGTATACGGAGTCTACAAGGACAATGACACCAAGAGAGACTGCTTTAGCATCTCGCCTACAGCAACAGTCTTTTGATATGAAAATGCCTATAACCTCATTTGAGGCTATGCAACAAGCAGCTCAAGGTAGAACCACATTGCCATCAATCCAAAGGCAAGTAGAGGCAACTCCTAGGTCTGCTCCTTTGATGGCTGAGTTTATGGGAACAAGGGGTCGGCAGACTCAAGAAACCCTAGAACAAGCATTCCCAATGACAACAAGACAGAAGATGGGAACAGAAGTTCAAAAATCAGCTTTAGCAGAACAAAGGGCTGTCCAAAAACAAATTACAGAAGAAGCGTCTCCAGCATTCGAGGCTATTAAAGAAAAGAAAATACCTCAGTCGTGGATGACAAATCTTGAAAATGAATCTGCTGTTATTGCAGAAGCATCTAAAGCTGTAGACAATATTCCTGCTTATCAAGACCTGTTAAAAGGCTATGAAACAAACTCCATTGCTAGAATTGAAGCAATGAGGCAGTTTTTGTCTGATAAATACAGCACATTAGCTGCTCAGGCACAAGGCAAAGTAACAGGCGAAATGAAAGCCTATGAAGCTGCTCGCAAAAAGTTACTAGATCGGGCTGATGAGCAAGTAAAAGGCTATAAACCTGCAAGAGACTTATACCAAGGAACTAGAGAAAAGTTTGAAACTCCTATTATTGAGTCTCCAATTCCAGGACTAGCTAGAACAAATGAACTGGCAACCCAATTTGGTGAGGTTTTTGCTAAGAACCCTGCACAGGTTGGATTGACACCAGATAAGGTTACAAGAACTATGCAAGCTATGGGTAAAGCAGATCCAAATCTGCCCAAAGAGTTCCTAAACCAATATATGCGAGCATCTTTGGAAAGTGTCCAAAGGGCTGCATCTACACAGGCAGGAACTGTTGGTGCTCGATTTGCAGATACTATTGTTAAAAATACTACCCAAAGAGAAAACCTTAAAGCTGCATTTAGAGAGGTTTATGGCACAAAAGGAACTGAGGCAGTAAAAGGCTTGAATGTCATGCTAGATGTTTTAGAGGCACAAGGTCGTAGATTGCCTGCTGGATCTCCAACAGCCGAGAAAGGTATGTTGGCAGAGGAATCTGTAGGATTGCTAGGCAAGAGCTTTAGGAATATTCCTGGTGCTATCGGAAATCTATACCAAGGTGTTTTTTACGGTCGAGATTATGAGAAAATTGCAAAAGCAATCACAAGTCCGAATGGTGTAGAAACATTGGAAAAATTAGCAAAAGCTGGCAAGGATCGTAAAAAAATCGGTTTAGCATTTACAGAACTTCAACAAGTCGTTAAGTCGTTAGACGAAGAACAAGAGTAAGGAAAATCATGGCATATACAAAATATTCTCTAACCCCTGCTAATAACAATGCTGCACCGCCAGATGGTGCGCCAGAAGGAATGCTCCCATCAGCAGTAAACGATACCATGCGGGATATGATGGCGCAGATCCGAGATGTCGGAGATGGCATCCGAGGTGGCACATATACCATGACCGCTCCTGTTATTACAGGCGGCTCTATTACTGGTGTAGCCTTATCAGGTAATACCTTTACAAACCCTGTTATTACAGGTGGAAGTATTAACAATACTCCTATCGGAGCATCTACAGCCAATACAGGAGCATTTACCACACTATCTGCAAGCGGTGTAGCTACATTCTCTGCTGGAACAGTATCTGCTCCTGCTATTACTACCACAGGCGATACCAATACAGGTATATTCTTTCCTGCTGCTGACACTATTGCCTTTACAGAAGGTGGTGTAGAGGCGATGAGGATTGACTCGTCTGGGAATGTTGGAATTGGTACGACTTCTGTTACATCTGGTTATAGGTTTGAAGTAAAAGGCTCTGTTCCAGCTATTTTTAATGCAGATAGTACAGCCAATACGGCAGCTTATGGCGGTGTTATTT